GTTTTGACCTTAGATCAGCTAGAAGAAGTTTAAACTTACTTTTTTCTGAGTGGGGTAATAGAGGCGTTCATTTATTTAAAGTTGAACAACAAACTCAAGCGTTAACTGCTGGAACTGCACAATACACTGTGCCAACAAAAGTGAGTGATGTTTTAGAAGCTTTTATTTCTACAACAGCCGGTGTTACAACTGACACCCAAGATGTATCATTAACAAAAATAGATAGATCTGCTTTTGCTGCTTTACCTAATAAGGGAGCTCAAGGGCAACCCTCTCAATATTACGTAGATAGACAAATGATACCGGTAATTAATTTATACTTAACTCCTGATGCTAATACATTCACTCATTTAAAATATTTTTCTATTAATAGAATTGAAGATGCTGGAGCTTATACTAATCAAGCAGATGTCGCTTATAGATTTTTACCTTGTATGTGTTCAGGTTTAGCATATTATTTAGCGATGAAAAAAGCACCTGATAAAATACAAACTTTAAGATTAATTTATGAGGATGAATTACAAAGAGCATTAACAGAGGATGGCCAAAGGACTTCTGTTTATATTTCGCCTCAAACTTACTTTGGAGATGGAGTTGGATAATGGCATTTGCTAGAGGTAAAAGATCATTAGCTATATCAGATAGATCAGGACAAGCTTTTCCATATACAGAAATGGTAAAAGAGTGGAATGGTTCTTTAGTCCATATATCAGAATTTGAGGCTAAACATCCACAACTAGATCCACCACATACTAAAGCTGATGCAATAGCTTTACGAAATCCAAGAGTACAAAAATTTCAACAACCAAAAACAGTGGCTAGTAATGACGTAACTATTGCTGATTCTGGAGGTATCACAGTTGGAGTTGCTAACTTAACTTTACCAGGTGATTTCGGATTTAAAAATCAGGGCACAAGTGAAATGAAACCAGCAGACCCGTCTTTACAAAACAGAAGAAGACAAGCAACAGTTTTAGTTAACCCCGTAACAATAGAGATATCTTAATGGCTATAACGTATACGAATTTTTTAACCCAAGTAAGAAACTATACAGAAGTTTCTAGCTCCGTTTTATCAGATACCTTATTGGATCAATTTATTAGAAATACTGAATTAGCTATCGCAGGGGCTGTAGATTATGATGATCTTAGAAAATTTTCTAATTCTACATTCACAGCTAGTAATAGAGCAGTAAGTTTACCTGGTGATCTTAAATATCTAAGAGCAGTAAAAATTACTGATGGAGGAACAGAAATATTTCTTGAAAAAAGAGATCAAACTTTTATAGCTGAATTCAATCCTACTGGAACTGAAGGTCAGCCAAAATATTATGCTACGTATAATGACAAAAATATTATTGTGGCACCTACACCTGCATCAGCTTTACCTATTCAGATACAATATATTAAAAATGCACCACATTTTGATTCTAGCACTACCACAATGCTTTCAGATCAATATGAGAATCTTTTATTATATGGGGTGCTAGTAGAGTGTTTTTCATACTTAAAAGGACCACAGGATATGTACAACCTCTACAAAACAAGGTATGATACAGAATTACAGGCTTTTGCTCTTGAGCAAATGGGCTCAAGAAGAAGAGGTCAGTATACTGATGGGGTTCCAAGAACTAAGGTTCCGGCTCCATCACCATAAAATTTATAAGGAGAATAAAATGGCTATAACAACAAACGCAATTACAAATTCTTTCAAAGAAGAAATTCTTGAAAAGGGGCATGATTTTACACCTACATCAGGTGATAAATTTAAACTAGCTTTATACACTTCACAAGCGTCTATTGGTGCAGATACTACAGCTTATCCTGGCGACAGCACAGGTAACCAAGTTGCAAATACTGGTCAATACACGCAAGGTGGAGGATTATTGGTTAACGCTCTTGTTTCAACACAAGGAACAGTAGCATTCGTAGATTTTAGTGACTTATCTTTTACAGGTGTAACATTAACAGCAAGAGGTGCTTTAATTTATAACACTTCAAACAGTAACAAATCTGTTTGTGTATTGGACTTTGGCTCAGATAAAACAGCTACGTCAGGAACTTTTACGATTCAGTTTCCTAACCCAAACAACACACAAGCTATAATCAGAATCGCATAATTAGGAGCCCGGTGTTATGGCACAATTAACTTACACCGTCACCGTAGCAACGGGCAGCCTTTACTTAGGTGGAGGTTCAACAGGAAACGTTTTTTATCTTAATGGTGTAAGGGACATAGATTTAACTTGGGTTAAAGGTGGCACTTTAAGATTTGATCAAAGTGCATCGAGTAACGACAATCACCCTTTATTTTTTGCAACACAAACATCTAATCCGCAGTCAAATATTTATGCAAATGGTGTTTCATACTATTTAGATGGAACTGCATCTCAGTCAGATTATTTTAACACTACAAATTTCAATGCTGCAACAACAAGATACGTCGAGGTAACACCAGCATCAGAAACAGATTTTTATTATGCTTGTTATATTCATGGAATTGGAATGGGCGGTGCTATCGACGTTACTCAAAACACGTGGGGTGCTGCGTCTTGGAATTCAGGTCAATGGAGCGATCAAACAGATATTGATTTAGGTGTTACAGGCCAAGAATTACAATCTTCTATAAATTCAGTTGTTCCTTTTCCAAATATTGGTTGGGGAGGAGATGTATGGGGTTCAAGTGTTGGTGGTTGGGGAAATCTAAAAGATACTTCATTTATAGTTTCTGGAAGTCAACTACAATCTAGTATTGGTGAAGAGAGCACTGAGGGTGAGATAAATGCTGGTTGGGGTAGAAATACCTGGGGTGCAAACGGTTATGGAATTGCAGGAACATTAGAGGCACAAAGTTTACAACTTCAATCGACAACTCCAGGCGTTACTGTTGAAAATGAAATAAATGTTGGTTGGGGTAGATTAGAATGGGGTAACGGTGCATGGGATGTTGGTTATTCTGTTGAATTAGGATCTTTAAGTTTACAATCAACAATTGGAGAAGAGCAAGGGTTTACAGATTTTACAGCAGAGCCTGCTGGTTTAAGTTTACAATCTACATTAGGAGACGCTAGTGAAACAACAGCTGAGGGAACTGTTGCCGTCTCAACCAATTTACTTCAAACATCACAAGGCACAGCTATAGGAGCTCAAGACGTAAATCCTACAATTTCAGGAATAGGCATACAATCAAGTGTTGGTCCTGTAGAAGTTGGTGCATTAACATTAGCTGAGCCTAACGGAATACAATTACAAACTAATTTAGGTGAAGAAGATCTTGCAGGTGGAGCTATTATTAGTCCGACTGGTATTCAAGCAACTTTTGCAACACCTTCTGCTGATGCCGTTGCAATAGCAGAGGGAACTGGGTCACAACTGCAATCATCTATTTCTGGTCCTCAATCAATTACAGGGGATGGTTTAGTTGAATTAACAGGCATACAGTTGACTGGGTCACTAGGGTCAACTAATATTACACCATGGAGCGAAGTAGATTTAGGAGTCAATAATACTTGGACTGAGGTTGATTTGGCTGCTTAATTTTAGTAAAATAACAATATAAGGATTTAAATAATTATGGCATCATCATATACAGCTCTCGGAGTTGAACTTCAAGTAACCGGTGAAAATGCGGGTACTTGGGGTGATAAAACAAATACAAATTTACAATTATTACAACAATTAGTTGGTGGATTTAATCAAACCTCAATAGCAGGTGGAGCTGGAGACACAGCTTTAACAGTTGTTGATGGAAACACAACTGGAACTGCTCAACAAAATTTTATAGAATTAACTGGAACAATTACTGGTAATAGAACCGTTTCTATACCTTTAGATGTTGAAAAACTTTATGTAATAAGAAACTCTACATCAGGAGCTTACACTGTAGAATTTCAATACACTTCAGGTTCAGGAACTAGCGTAACTTTTTCTGCTACAGATAAAGGAACTAAATTTTTAATGGCGAAAGCCGACGATAGTACTAACCCTAACATTATTGACGTCGGTGTAGTAGATTTATCTGGCGTTCAAACTTTAACAAATAAAACTTTAACATCCCCTGCAATAGGAACTTCTGTTTTAGATACTGGTGGAAACGAATTACTTTTACTCACTGCTACAGGTTCAGCTGTCAATGAAGTTACATTAGCAAACGCTGCAACAGGTAATAACCCATCTTTCGCAGCATCAGGTGGAGATACAAATATTGGTATTGATCTTAAAACAAAAGGAACTGGTGTAATTAAAGCTGAAGACTCAGGCGGAAACGTCTCTGCAGTTAAAATAGCTGGTAAAGAAACTATATGGGTTCCTGCAGTAGCTATGTATCCAAATACTACAAACGGATGTGCTAACATTGCACAAACAGAACTATCAAATGGACCTGAGTTAAAAACTTTAGATTTTGATAAGGATTCAGATGAATTTGCACAATTTGCTGTTGCTTTTCCTAAATCATGGAATGAAGGCACAATAACTTTTCAAGCATTTTTTACAGCTAATTCAACAAACACAGGAACTACATCTTGGAACTTACAAGGAGTTGCATTAGCAGACAATGGAGATTTAAATACAGCTTTTGGTACAGCTGTAGGTCCAGCAGCAAAAGCCATGAGTGGTACAGCAAACGATTTAGCGGTAACGGCAGAAAGTGGAGCAGTAACAATTGCAGGCTCCCCAGCTGCAGATGAATACGTTTTCTTTCAAATATTTAGAGACGTTTCAGCTGACGATTTAACAGCTGATGCAAAATTATTAGGTGTTAAATTATTCTTTACTACTGATGCTGCTAACGACTTATAAGGAGTATAATGGCAAGCGGTTTTGGATATAAAATTCTAGGTTTAGGAGGAGGATCTCTTCCACCTTTATCGCCCTTCAATGCTAATATTTTAGTAGTTGCTGGAGGCGGCGGTGGCGGTGGCGGCCAATCAGGTGGTGGCGGTGCTGGAGGTTATCGTTTTAATACATCATACCCTATCGTTGGAGGAACAAGTTACAAAGTTACAATTGGAGGTGGTGGAAACTCATGTGGAGTTTCACCTGTCAACAACACTGTAAACGGAAGTGCTTCATCATTTAATACCTGCGGTGCAGGATGTGCAACATCATTTGAATCAGCTGGAGGCGGAGCAGGAAAAGGTCCTAGTGGTGCTGGAGCTGACGGAGGGTCTGGAGGAGGTTCAGGAGAATCACCAGACACCGGAGGTACTGGTAACGTACCACCTGTAAACCCATCTCAAGGTAATCCTGGCGGACCAGGAAGAATAAGTCCAGGAGGAGGCCCAGGAATATACGGCGGCGGTGGCGGCGGTATCGGGGGATCTGGAGGGGCTCAAGGTCCGACTACAGGTGGAGCTGGTGGTGCAGGAGGCAGTGGCTGGCCAGGAGATTCAACAACAAGAGCTGGCGGAGGCGGCGGTGCTGGTGGACCAGGCGGCGGCGGATCTGGTGGTTCAGGTGGCGGCGGATCTGGAGCACAATATAATCAACCAGGTGTTCCCCCAGCTGCAGATAGATCAGGAACTGCAAACACAGGCGGTGGTGGTGGAGCAGGTGGAAGACCTGCGGGACCCCCTGCTATTTTATATGGAGGCAGTGGTGGCTCAGGAGTTGTAATTATTCAATACGCAAACAGCGTTGAAGGAAACGACAGAATAACAGGAGGGACTAGAACAACAAGTGGTTGTAATGTGATACACACATTTAATGCAACCGGCTGTTTTGTTGTTCCATAATGCTATGGCTCACTTCGCAGAAATAGAACAAAAAACTGATCCAACAGGATTTACTACAGATACACAATGGGTTGTAAAAAGAGTTATCGTTGTAGATAATGGTATTTCAACTTCAAATGGTCCCTTAGTAGATAATGATATGCATGTGGACGGAGAGACTTGGTGTAAAACTTTTTTTAATGGTGGCGAGTGGAAACAGACTTCTTACAATTCAAAGTTTAGAAATATATATGCTGGAATAGGTTATGTTTATGATTTCGAAAAAGATATATTTATTCAAAAACAGCCTTTTGCATCTTGGACATTAGACAATAATAATAAATGGCAACCTCCTATACCAGTGCCACCAGATTTCATAGCAGATAATTATCAAATAGCTGCAGATTGGGATGAAGACAATCAAAGATGGATAATACAGGATTATGAAGTAAATCCAGACGATGATTCCTTCGTTTTACGTATTTGGGATACAGCAACATCTTCTTGGACGACTTAATCATTTACTTTCATTTATAAATAAGTAATATTCAATCTTAAATGAATCTTAAGAATAATTTTTGGTGTTTCGAAAGTGCCTTACCACATAATATATGTGATGCTATTATAAGATACTCTCTAACGAAGGAAGATCAGACTGCACTCACAGGAGGTACGAAAAATTTTAAAAATTTAAATGATCAACAACAAAGAGATTTATTTAAGCATAGAGATTCAAAATTAGTTTGGTTAAATGATCCTTGGGTTTATCGATATATCATGCCTTTTGTAAATAAAGCAAATAAAAATGCAAATTGGAATTTTCAAATTGATTGTTCAGAGCAATGTCAATTTACAAAATATGGTCAAGGTCAATTTTATGATTGGCACTGTGATAGTTTTGACGAACCATATGGAGAGTATAATGATAAAAAAATGGATGATACATTCAGAGGGAAAATACGAAAATTATCAGTAACTGTATCTTTATCTGATCCTAACAGTTACAGAGGCGGAGAGTTAGAATTTGCTTTTAGTTCTTCACCAAAAATAAGACCCATTGTACAAGAATGTAAACAAGTACTACCTAAAGGATCCGTAGTTGTCTTTCCTTCATTTATTTATCATAGAGTAAAACCTGTTACTGATGGAACACGTTATTCATTAGTTATTTGGAACTGTGGACGCCCTTTTGTATGAGCAAAGATAAATTAACAGAGTCTTGGTATTTTGCATCTCCAATATACTTTATGCAAAAATCTGAGTGGTTAAAAGATTTAATAAAAATAACAGATCCTTATATAAAATTAGCAAAAGAAAAAAATAAAAAATTTATTAGCGAAAGAAATAAAAGCTGGGGTGGAGATAAAAAAGATCATGGTATGTCTCATCATTCTACAACTTTAATAAATAGGCCAGGTTTACAAAAGTTTACCAATTGGATAGAGGCCACGACATGGAATCTATTAGATGAGCAGGGCTATGATTTAAGTAACTATAAAATATTTACAACTGAGATGTGGGTACAAGAGTTTGCAGAAGCTGGCGGAGGACATCATCAACTACATACACATTATAATGGACATACATCAGGTTTTTATTTTTTAAAAGCTAGTGAGAGAACATCTCTACCTATATTCGATGATCCTAGACCTGGTAAAGTTATGAATGATTTGCCTCAAAAAGATCCTAACAAAATAACTGCAGCTAGCACACAAGTAAATTATTCAGTTAGACCAGGTAATTTAATTATTTTTAACTCTTATTTACCTCATCAGTTTAGAGTGGATGATGCATACGAACCATTCAGATTTATACATTTTAACTGTAGAGCTATTCAAATAAATGACGTATTATCAAAATATGGCGAAAAAAGAACAGACAATCAAAATAACAAATAATTTTTTACCTCCACAATCTTTTTTAATGGTGAAGGCTTTATTAAATTCTGATCAACTCCCTTGGTATTTTAATAATGCTGTGGTTTATCCAGAAAAAGATCCAGTTGATCATTATCAATTGACACACACTTTTTATGTAAATAACACTCCTCATTCAAGTTTTTACAGAAATTTATCACCTTTATTAGATGTAATTAAACCTAGTATTTTAATTAGAATTAAAGCTAATCTTTTACCTATTAGTTCTAAAATAATTAAACATGAAATGCATAATGATGAATTATCTGAAAATGCAAAAATAACTACTGGTATTTTTTATGTTAACACAAACAACGGAAAAACAATTTTTGATACAGGTGAAGAGATAAGTAGTGAAGAAAATAAATATATAGAATTTGATTCTAGAAAATTGCATACAGGCACTACCTGCACTAATCAAAAAAGAAGAATGGTTATAAATTTTAATTACATAAAATGAGTGGTCTCATTTTTAAAAAAGATATAAATAATAAAAATATAATACTTGATCCTAATCATAATAATTATCAAGTTATGATGGAATGGGAAAAACCCTATATGAAAGCTCC